GTCAAACTCAACAGCCATCGGATCATTATCATTAAAATTTTTTATAAATCTTCCATGTCGATCTGTGCAATACTCTACAACAGTTTTGATCTTATCCTCCAGTTCGGGAGTCCATGTACGTTTGCTCATGTACATTGTTCTGAGCGCATCTCGAATTGAATGCATTTCGGTCAAATAAATGTCCATTTTTTATTCTCCTTACTTTTGTTAAAGTTTATATTTTACAGTTTCAAATGTTTTAAAAAAATCAGCACCTCTTGCTGATGAAGATATCATATCATCTTTACTCGCAGTTGTCAATATAAAGTTTATATTTTACAGTTTCAACTTTTTAATAATCTCTGCATAAAAGTTAATCTACTACAATTCTCTTTTTTCTTAACAGCTATATTCACAGTTTTAGCATTTCCAATATGAAAGCACTTTTCTTTCATTCGAGTAAGGGCAACATAAATCAGATTAGAATTTAGCATAAAAGTATGTGCTGGCGGTGTTAAGAAGATAATAACCTTCGCATTACCTCCTTGTGACTTGTGCACAGAAATAGAATATCCCAAAAGAACTTTTTTCATCTCTTCTCTGTCATAGTACACATCTACACCATCAAAGTTAATGATTGCTATCTCATTGTCAAGATCAATCTTAATGACCTTGCCAATCATACCGTTTGGTACAAAAGTACATTCTACATTATCATCGTTGGCGTCTGCTATTGTATCTGTTCCTAAATATACTCTGGCCTTATAGTTATTTGCAGTTTGAATCACAATGTCATCTTTATAATAAGTAATTTCTCCTACAACCATATTCGTTGCATAACCATAGTTTTCATTAGCAACCTTCTGCAGCTGATTATTAATCTCAACGGTTCCCCATTCTCCTTTATTATAAGAAGACAACACTAATATATCCTCCGGAGCATAGTCTGTCAAAAGTTTTGTGTATAATGCTACTACTACCTTTGGAATACGATGCGCTTCTTCCTGAATAAACGTATAATCTTGGTTGCTTCCAAATGTAGTACATTTTTCACTTATGTCTTTTAAATATGGAACCATATTACGAACATCGGTAGCCACTTTCATTAATCCACCTTCGCCATAACGAAAGATCTTATTCAAGGTGACTGTAGGTACGATATCAGACTTTAAAAAATCATACAGGAGATTTCCTGGCCCAACACTAGGAAGCTGCGCGGAATCTCCAACCATAATAAGCTTTGTTTTTTCAAAATCAATAGCTTCTATAACATGGCTAAATAAAAATATATCAGTCATAGAAAACTCATCGATAAGGAGTACATCACAATTAATCGGATTATATCTATCATATCCCCATCCTTCAGGCGGCATATATCCAAGCCCTCTGTGGATTGTCGAAGCTGGCTTCTGAGTATAATCTGCAAGGACTTTCGCAGCTCGTCCAGTCGGAGCCATCAGCTTATAAGTCCGCCCATTCTCATCAAGCATCCGAATAAGCATAGCAGATGTAGCAGATTTACCGGATCCACCAAAACCATTGAGAATCATGATGTTATTTTCACAAATACACCGTAACGCTTTAATCTGCTCATCAGTAAGCGAATACTCACCTGCATTCTGATATTTTCTCCAATCAATATTCCATCTTCTCGGATTATCATTTGCATGAGAAATAACATTTGCGATTCTAACTTCAGTATCATATGTAACTCTCAATGCCACAGATCCCGTTTCTTTATCACAATATAACTCTTTATCTTTCAAGCATGAAACAAAATGCTCTGTCATACATTCCGGTATCTTTCTAATGCCATTATCTCTAAGAGCCATGATATCCATTCTGGTATTACCATTATTCTGATTTTCATTAAGTTCGTATTCAATATATGCAGCACATCTCTGTTTACTTGTCCTAAGATCGAATCCAAAATTGATCATCTTAGTTTTTTGAAGTTCAAGCAACATCAAATCTGCTTTTACAAATCCAATACCGGAGATCCTAGTCAAACATTTATAAGGCTCGGTTCTTAATTTTTTACGAATCTGCTCAATAGATGAATATTCATCATAAAGTTTTTTGATAATAGTCAAACTAAGAATACCACCAAATTCTGCTACTAAATCAAAAAGAACAATATTAGACGTAATCTTATCAACAATTTTATTTAGTGTCTTTTGTCCGATGCCTGGGAGCTTATCAAGATCCACCTCTTTGATACTTCTGTTGTCATTAGAAATAATATCAATAATATCTGGATATTCCTGATACATTGCAGCTGCCTGTTTCTCCGAAATAATCTCGCGAAGAAACGAATATACTTCTTCTCCTGTCTTTGGACGCTGAATAACAATCTTCTGCACCTTATATGTTGGACCATATTTACCATCTTCTAGCTCTGCTTTGATTTTATATGGCTGTGTAATACTCAGATCACACAATTCTCCAGATATAGATACATTGTCATATTTATTCTTTTTAACATCTGGATATTTCTCAGTATCAACATTCATTGCGTAAATGGCACAGTCCGAATCCGGACTAGACCATACGCAGCGTTCAACTCTACCCTCAAACTCTACGATTTTATTCTCATTCATTTCTTATAACCTCATAATTATCTAATATGTCTTCTAGTTCTTCTGTTTCTTGCCATGTACCATTTATGCATTTTTTCTTATGTTTCTTGGTAAATCTATCAACTCTAAGGATTGAATATTCACCAAATGGATTATTTTCAAAAGTTTTTACGCTTGTTACTCTGGTTTTTATATCTTCGCCTGTTTTTATATTATGCAGTGTACAATAAGGTTTTCTAACTTCCTTAAATGTTTTATAATCAGTCACAATATAGAAACTATGATTAACTCTCGGATTACTATACACAACATACTGCAAATATTCTTTTTCGAATTTTACCTGCTCTACTACTGACATCGATTTATTTTCCAGTCTTGAAGCAAGTTCAAAGATCAGCCCTTCATTATCAAGATCACGATACTGAGAAGCTGTCTCTCGCCCAGCGTACTTTTTCATAAGAAATTCAGTCAATCCAAGCTCTTCTAGTTTCTTCTTACTGATGATCTTTGCAGTCGCAAGCTTATCATATATATTTGTTACATTCATCAGATATTTGTTGTTACCATATTCTGAAAAAAAGTTAAGACCGGTAAGAATTGTAAGCTGTCTTGAATTTACCGAAGTCTTTGAATTAATATCTCCAAGTAATTGTGTAAAATCTTTATAGCTATTATTGTGAGCAAGATCTAACATTTCATCCGCTATTATCGCATTACAAAATTTAATTGAAGCAATACCTTTATATAAAGCATGGTTTGATTTATCTACTGTATATTCTGGGCCAGATTTACCAAACTGAATATTATTTATTGCAACATGTTTGATCTTAGCTAATTCTGTGCCCATTATTATATCATCTGTATTATTTGCACAATTTAAATATGACGCAATAAACTCTTCTGGATAATAATATCTACACAAAGCACACATATAGCCAATCATTGAATATCCAGTGGAATGATTAAATCCAAACATGTAGTTTGATGAATCTTCAATAATTTGGAGAAATGTCTTAGCCTCTTTTTCTGCTACATCTTGTGGCTGCGGAGACATCTTGCAATATCCATCAAGAATGTCTGGTAATGCTTTCTGTAAACGATCCATCTGTTTACGACCAATTGCTCTTCGAACATTATCTGCTTCAGAACCACTAAGTCCACATATCTTTTGGAGGAATGCAATAACATCCTCTTGAAATATAAGAAACCCTCTGTTATCTTTAAGCAAATCATCAATAAGCGGAGATGGATTTTTATTAATTTCTCCGGCAAGTAACCTGTCTCTATAAGAAGCGCCAGATGGTCTAAGTGATGCATTAATCATCGACAAATCATTGACACATTGCGGTTTATAATTTTTAAGCATTTCAAAGGCATATGCAGATTCGAATTGAAAAATCCCAGCAGGACTAATGATAATATCATCCCACACCTTTTTGTCATTCCAATTAATCTGATGCGACTTCGGATATGGCTTTCCTACATATTCATAACATTTTCTGATAATCTGTAAATTTTTCAAACCAAGAATGTCATACTTAACAAGTCCTGCTCCATCATGGATTTCTTCCATATTAATACAGATAATCTGTTTACCATCATTCCAAAATATTCCATAATTATCTGGCAATGTAATTGGTGATACTACAATTCCTGCAGGATGCATTGATTGAGATACCGCTGTCCCGTTAAGACCATCAAAATAATAAAACAACTGTCTATATTGGTTCTCTTTTAAATCTTGCATCTGAGATACAGCCTTTTTATGCTCGGTTTTCTTTCTTTCATAATCTTTTCTTATGCTATAATATTCGCTGTCTTTTTCTGCACTTTCAATCTTATCAAAATGAGGCATCTCCTCAATTTCTTTGATGCGTTTTGCTGTACTGTCAATAACATCTTTATAAGTACCGTACAATAATTTAATGTGTGCAACCTCTGCAAGTGGAATATCCAATGCTCGTCCTATTTCATCAATTGTACCTTTATCAGATATCGTTCCAATAGCAAGAATATAAGCAGTTTTATCATATCCGAAGGATTCAATAATATGGTTGTATACCAATTCTCGTTGATCAGGCGAAATATCCAGATCAATATCTCCAACTTCTTCACGATCCTCATTTGCAAAACGTGAAAAAATAGTATTCCAAACAATGGGATCTACATCGATGATATCTGTAATATAAGCTATCGTAGAACCACCTACAGATCCTCTGCATGGACCAACCGGAATGCCATGATCCCAGCACCAGCATACAAGTTCAGACATAAAAAGCATAAATCCAACCATATTAATCTTTTTGAAAACACGCATTTCTTCTGCTATTCGCTTTTTATATTCCGGAAGTTTTTTTCGATCAATAATACCTTTATCAACTTTTTCTTTCAGCATCCGAACAATACGTTTCTTTAAAACTTCCTCTTCATTATCATAAAGCTTTGGATATTTTACTGATGTGTCAAGCTCAAAATCCTCAACAGAATCTGCCATTACATTAGTATTTTCAATAGCTTGTAAAATAGCATCAAATGGAATACCACAGCCTTGCTTACGAAACATGTCTACTAATTCGTCATATGATTTATAAGTAAGATCAAACTTATCTTCGTCGGCATATTCAATACCTTTGGCCTTCTGTAATATACTTCTACATTCTGCTTTATAATAATTAATACTATGCGTATCTGTGCCAGCGATTAATGGTTTTCCGGTCTGTAACGATGCCCGGTAAAGAAACTCATTATATTTTCTCTGCTCAGGATGATCATGTGGTTGTATTTCATAATAGTCATACGTTTTAAGAAGCCTATGAAAAATCTCACGAGCGGTTTTGTTTTTCATCTTCACCGCTTTAATCTGCTTCTCATATTCCGTTTTTGTTGACGCTACTTTATTATCGACAAATTTGATATATGCTTCATGCGGCGTACAGTTCCAAGTAATCCATGGCTCTTCAACGTAATTCGGATCATCAATGTTATAGTCCTCGTTTTCAGATTTCGTATATGATATAATCCAGTTATTTTCTTCTTTTTCGTCTTTTCGTTTTGTTTCTATCTGCTTGATAGTATCCTCTAAATCCTGCTGCAGACGATAAGTTTTTTCACGAATTGATTTTTCGATATCATTTGGATAATTATGCAATGGGGACGCAAGACAAGCAGAAATTTTAATTACATTATCAGAAATATTAAGAAACTCTTCAAACGTAATTCTTGGCTTATAATATGTATGATCAGGCCGTGTAGATTTTTCAATCAAAAGATTGATCTCTTTTACGCCTTCATAATTTTTAGCAAGTAAAATAGTATGATAATTATCTCGTACCTTCTCTTCTAATGATTCTGTAAGATAACACTCAACTCCATGGATATATTTCAATCCTTTAGAGTTGATGTACATCTTTTTTTCAATCCAATTGTAAATATTGCCATGTTCTGTAATGGCTAATGCTTTCTGCCCTAACTCTGCAGCTTTATCAGCATATAATCTATAATTGGTACAACTATCAAGAAGAGAATCCTCTGTATGCACATGATATGCTGTATAGTTACTCATTCTCTTCTCCTATTTACAAGTCATTAAGCCAGTCCAGATTATCAACTTCATATTCATCTTCGTCTGACTTCTTTGGTCCTAAAATACTGCCATTCTTTTCGGCCTCAAGCTTCTCCAGATAAGCTTTATAAGGCTTGTGTAAATTAGGAGAATACGCACAGAGGTTCGATAAATAATAACTCTGTTTTTTTATACTATCTTCGTCTTCCCACCAGATCTTGTCAGCTTCTTCATATTTGCCGGCTGCTTTTAACTCTTCATATTTAGCTTCTTTCTTACGAATCAGCTTCATTGTACTGATAATAAAATCTTCCCAATACTGAATCAATTCCGGAGTAAGATCTACATATACATAACAGTCATGCAGCTCATACTTCTCTTGCACTTCTGGTGGCAAACATGTAATATCATTGGTCTGTGCTAGTTTATCAAGATATTCAAGTAACTGATCTTCATATCCAAATTCTTTCAGCCACATTTTGGCATTAGCTTGTAGCTTATTACCGAGTTCAAATCTTTCAATTTCTCGTACTTTCTTAACACCTTTTTTAGATTGGACAGTTACACATTGATACTTCAAAAAGTTCCAGGCAATACGAATATTTTCATATGGGATACCTTGCTGATGTAACCCCAGAGAATAAAGCACTAACTGTCCGCATTCATTTTTTGCTTTATCTCCTTTATATATTGAAGACGTCTTCCAATCTAATATTGTATGAACACCATCGTCATCTACCAAATGAGCATCCATATATCCTTGGTAATATTCATCTCCGACTTTTATTTTGATAAATTCCTCAATATTCATCTGAGATGTAATTGGTTCGTGAGTAGAAAAGAAATTCTTTAAATCATAGTAGTATTTATTAGCAATATTATTATTTCGTTCACTATCACTTCTCACAAATTTCAGATCGGCCATATCAAAAGCCATGGTCCATCCATCTTCAAATTCGTTCACCATATCTGCATAAGAGATCTCTTTCCCATAAAATTTCTCAAGAATTTCATGAGACAATCCTCCGGTGACAACATAAATGCTGTCTGCACGGTCTTCTTTCTTATGTAATATGTATTTTAGTAAATACTCATAAAGGCTATTGTGTATGCAGTTTACACGACTCCATGAGTTGAGCCTATCGACTCCAAGTGCCTCGCACATCTTCTGCAAATCTTCATAACTTACTCTCAAATTATTTCTTTAATTTCTCAATATATTTTTTATGTTCCTTTTCTGTATAAGGAATCCTCCATTTAAACATGAAGTTATATAACTTATTTGGTAAATCCGCCGGAGAATCTTTATCTCCTAAGATACCCCACTTATCGTATATGTAGCTGACTTTACGCAGTCCATAAAACTTTTCACACATGTTCCAGACTTCTTCTGACGGAACATCCTTATCCATTGCTATGATCACTTCTTGGACTCCAGTGCCTAATATAACCCTTACTTGTTCATCAGACATAACATGTCCCTCAAGTGCCACACACGTAGAGTCGTTCCTGCTATCTCTTTTTAATACCGATTTCTCAGCTTCAAATACAACAATATATCCAGCCTTTTTAATATCGTCTTTATTCTCCCAAAGACCATAAAGATTAATATCCTTTCGCATTCCTGGAGTGATAAAATATTTAGCAATACCAAATAATGAACAATTTGGAACAGAAGATCTTGCATTATATCCCATTAATGTCCCATCCGCCCAATATCGCACAGGAAAGACAGTTCTTTTCCATTGATATGAATATCCAAGTTCAAACTTCTTAATTGTTTTTTTTATAATTCCTTCCCTAAACAGATCGATATGAATATAAGGAGCGAAATCTAATAACACACCTTCTTCTAATGGATTAAAATCAACTATATCGCGCTTTTTATGTCTTGTTTTGTACTTCGAAAATATGAACCATGAATCATCTTTCTTCTCAACCTTTCTATCTTTTTGATATAGATTTTTTAATCCAAAGAGTTTGTGAAGATATTTCATTGCTCCCGCAAAATCGGTGTTTCGATTGTATTGAACAAGTGAAATAATATCTTCTCCGTCGTCATAAGATACGCCCCTTGTATAATTCCTATAATTTAAATATTTATTATTTTTGATATTAATAGCAGCAGGATTATTACAGTCACCTCCTACCGCATTAGAACAGCTGTAATAATCCCTAGTGTCGTGATACACTATGTTGCTGCACCCTATACTCTCTAACACAAAAGGTATTTTATCGTGTTTAAAAATATATTCTTTTATTTCTAATGCAGTCATATACTATACGTTCCTTTTTAAAAGTCTTGTGGTATATTACAGATCGCAACATCTTTGTTTATATTCGTGCTTAAATCGTATTCAGAAATAATCTGAAACGGATCTGTGTTTCCAAATCGATTCTTCGTAATGAATGTAATCATATAATGTTTATCTGGATCTAACTGATATGGAATCTTTGTTTTTCCATTTTTACCTGCTATTTTATATGCTTTAATTTCATGTGAACCACCTGGAAATTCATCATCAAATGGTCTTCTCATCATGAGGTTCACGCTAAATACATCAATAATATTCTTAGCCTGTCCGATTTCATTATTTGTGTAATATCTTAATTTTACAGAAGCTTTTCCTAACTGATAAGTGACAAATAGTGCTACATTCTTGGCAGATGGTTTAACAACATCATATAAATCAACCATATCTCGCTCCATGGACTTCCATGTTTCTACATTCCTGGAATCCGAAGACTCCTTTAACGTATCCAAAACAAATAATCGAACTCCCATACTGGAATACTTCTTGATAACTTTGATAGCCGCTTTTACCGTGTATTTCTCAAAAGGAACAATCGTAATATTTCTACGATCCTTTAAATCTTCAAGGAATTTCGCTGCCTTTTTTAAGTTTTCAAGCACTTCTGGAGAAAAATGTCCATCTCTTAAAACATATTTATGTATATTTGCCTTATAAATATTATTGGCAACCCAAATAAGCAATTCTCTGCGTACCTTATCTTGATCTTCCTCATTGATCATAATGACCATTTTTTCATTATTTTCAAGGACAGATGGCATAAGATAGTTAATAGCCGTAGTTGATTTACCAACACCAGAGTTAGCACCAAGTCCATAAATATTTCCATTAAAGTTAACTCCGCCAATCTCTCTATTCAAAATATCGGCATTCTTTAATGGCATTCCAACCTGGCTGCCTGAATTTAATTTATCAATCAGATCAAATAATCCGTCACAGGCATTGAATGTTTTTACCTGAGTTTCTACATTGATAAATGTATGATTTAACAATGC